TGAGTTAGTTGGAAATTCAATAGAGAACGTTCCGTTAGAAACAGTTTTATCTCCACCAAAATCTATTGAACAAACAGCTCTGTTTGTAGTGAATCCACTTACAGCTGTTGTGTTATAAATTAAACAGCCTCTTGTTGTGAAAGATGCTGAAGTCCATGCTGTACCATTTGCTACTGATAAATCTGCAAAGTCTGTGAAGGAAGTAACTGTAGTAGTTGAAACTCCTGTATTAGTTAAAGCTTTTCCACCTGCTGCGTATGCTGAACCAGATGCGTTAGTAATTTCGTTTGTAGTTGCGTAAACTGTTGTTGTAGTTCCAAGTGATGCTGAACTTGTGTAAAGAGCAAGTTTGAATGCATTTCCTGCTGGAGTACCACCGGCTGTATTAAAGTTGTGGCCACCTTTCATTAACTCTGCTTTGAAAGTGTTTGTTAGTACCGATGCTATTGTCATAATTTTTATCTCCTAATTTACGGTGACGGTGATTCAATTTTAAGTCTGACTGTTCCGTCAGTGTAGTCATCTCTTCTTCGTCTACCTAATTGCATTCCTGCAACCTTTTGTAG